ACGTTCCTGAGTGGGAAATACAGCGGCGATATTAAAACCCTGGAATCCGAACTGTCCGGCTTTATTCAGCGTGAATCTGATAAAGACCGTCTGCACCATCTGAATATTGATTTCGTGCCGACTATTACCGCAAAAAGCGGACTTGAAGTCATTCGCATGGCGCACCTGGAAAACGATATCAACGTGATCACCGGCGCGGCCGGGTTGGGCAAGACCATGATGTTGAAGGAGTACGCCCGCCGCTATCGCGATGCCATCTTGATTGAGGCCGACCCCGGCTATACCGCGTTGGTGCTCCTGCAGGAGCTGTGCGACCGCCTGGGCCTCAGCAAGCGCGGCACTATCCATGAGCTGAGCGAGAGCTGCGTCACCGCACTGAGCGGCACAGGGCGTGCTGTGCTTATCGATGAGGCCGAGAACCTGCCGTACCGTGCGCTGGAGGTCATCCGCCGCATTCATGACAAGGCCGGTGTAGGCGTCGTTCTGGCCGGTATGCCGCGCTTGATCCTCAACCTGAAAGGCAAGCGCGGCGAGTATGCGCAGCTCTATAGCCGTGTTGGCTTTGCTCTTGATCTGCAGGAGAAGCTGCCGCAGGCAGACCTGCAGCTTATCCTCACCAATATGGTCGAGGAAGCGAACAGCGACAGTGTTTTTTCCGCCTTTTACAGGGCATCAAAAGGTAATGCGCGCCGGTTGTTCAAATTGGCACGCGGCACCATCCGCGCCAGCGAAATTAACGCCACGCCGATTGATGAGGCAATGGTTGATAAAGTCGCCGGCATGTTAATTAGTTAATGAGGCATCAGCATGGAACAATTAACGGTAAACAATAAGAAGATTGCGGCGAAGTTGAATTGTCTGGCGCGTGTAGGGTTAAAGGTTGTTGAGTGCCACGTTAATTTTCGCCGCCCAGTTATTGAAGTTGAAGCACCACTGCAAGATTGGGTAAAGGGTGCCGTGGAAATCACGGAAACACGAAACGGGGTTAAGCGTACTGTCAAAATGACGATATGGCATGGCGCACATATCATCTGGTGTTAATTGCGTTTTATTCCGGACTGCTCGCTATAACATTGGTAACTATTTTAAAGAGGTAATAACATGTCAACTGAAAGTAAACAATACACTGAAGTATCAGCCCCGGCGGGCTATTGGGTTGACGCTAAAGGCGTGTTAACTCCCGAAAGCCTGATTAAAGATATCGATAAGTCGCGCGATGCTCTGGTGGGTGAAATCATCATCAAAGCCATTGAGTTGAATAAAGCAATGGCTGAATTCAAACAGTCAACTTTTGCAGATATTGCCGCGTTTGTTGACTTGTCCGCCAATGAATACAATGTGAAGTTGGGGGGTAAGAAAGGCAACGTCACTTTATATACGTTCGACGGACGTTACAAAATTCAGCGCGCAATGGCTGACCGACTGGCGTTCGACGAGCGACTGCAAGCCGCGAAGGCCTTGATTGATGAATGCCTGACTGACTGGACTGAGGGGGCAAAGCCTGAACTGCAAGTTTTAATTAACCGGGCCTTCTCAACAGATAAGGAAGGTGAAGTCAGTACCGGTGCAGTTTTGGCTTTGCGCCGCTATGAGATTGCTGATGCGCGTTGGATGCAGGCAATGAAAGCTATTGGCGAAGCATTGCAGGTTATTGGCAGCAGCGCCTATATCCGCATCTACGAAAGAATCGGCGACAGTGACCAATACAAGCCTATATCCCTAGATATGTCGGCGGTGTGATATGGGTTCCAAGGCAAAGTTATTTAACCAGCAGCACAGAATAGGCAGCACGTTTATTTATCAGCCTAACCGGACGCTACGCGGTGGCCCGGTGGTCAGAACGGTGGACACAGCCCGAGACCTTAAATCGGCAACGGTTGTGGAAATCAATGTTGCACCGTATTTCGTCAATATTGAATCATTAACACCGACCGGCTGAATTTAAACGTAAATAAATCAATTTTAATTATGGCGTAAACCCGCAGGGGCGCGCTTACGCCTAAATCATGAGGTTCTGAAATGGATAAAGAATTTTATGTTTCTCGACGCTCTGTTTGGGCCGGTGTTTTGATTATCGGTGTGGTGTGGGTAATCAGTCTAATTTGGCTCGGTTCAGTTATTTGGGGGGCGTTATGAGCTATTACAAAATTGAAAAGAAAACCGCTATTCAGGCATGGGATTTTGAAAGCCTCAAGCGCAAAGAGCTGAACGAAAAAGCGAAAGAGTTTGCCGCTAAGTTTGGTGCCAGGCCGGTCTTTAACACTGACGCTACTCGCCATCGTTTCTATGCTGTTGCGTTTCCTGATGGCGTACCAACATTTGGCCACCCGTCACTGTGGACAGCAGCAACGGACGCAAACAGATACACCACAGCCCCCAAACGTAGAGCACCTGCGGGGATGAGTAAGGAGCATCGCGAACTCTGGGCGCTATGGGATGAGGGGTATCCCGGCGAGTCGGTATCACGCGAACCTTTATGGTCTTCGCTCGGTTTGGATTGGGGAATGTTATTTATCTGTGGCCTTGAGATATTTCGATTTAAAGACACGATTTATTTCAATACCAGCGCCAAACCAAATTTGGAATGTGGTGCCGTTGAAATTACCGGTTCTGAATATTCCGCTGCTGCTGAGGATTATCAAAATGGAAAATAAATCTAAAAGCGAACAGATTCGCCTGGCTTTGGCTGAGCGCGGCCCGTCCACGGCGGCAGAGTTGGCCGAAGGTGTGGACATTGAGATTAAAAACGTTGGGGCGTTGCTGGCTTATGATTTGAAGCATGGCCGCCTGGTTCGTGGGTGGCGCGGGAAAATTCGTATTTATGGGTTGCCTGGCACCATCAATAATCCGTCGCCATCGCCTTCACTGGTTCCCTTGCGCAGAGCCAAGCGCTATGTCTCACGACTGGCTCGCCAACGTCAATCTGTTGAACTGCAGATGCCAGATATTGAGCCAGGCGACAACTTCAAAACGCTTTCAGAAAAAGCCCGTCAATGCGAGCAGGAAAATAACTTCACCGACGCCGCACCGCTTTGGTTAATTGCTGCTGACTTTGCCACCAAAGAAGCAAATCAATTCTGGTGCCGTAGCCGTTCTGATTTCTGCGTGCGCGGCTGGAAATATCCGGAGGTGAACCAATGAAACGGTTTACCCCTGATTGTTCAATGCATATGTCACACGAAATGGCGTTTATGCGTGAAACGCCAGACGGCGCATATATGGAATATCAAGACCACCTGCCCGTAAAAACGCAGCGGGATAACTTGGCAATTCGCGTTACCGAGTTGGAAAAGCGTCTGATTAGCCTGAAACCGGAACGTTACGAAATGCGTTATTGGAATGACGGCTATCACATTTGGGGGGAGTGGGAAGGTATTTCACCAGAATTGTTCGCACGGTTAAGCGTGGAACGCGCCAGGGATAACGATTACGAATTCCGCATTTTGTATGCGCAGGAGGATTTATGACCCTTATAACCTCCGGGGCGACTCGATACGTGTTGATTATCTGTGGTTACGCCCTGAAATTTCCGCGCGTTAGCAGCTGGCGCAGCTTCTTGGCTGGCATGTTGCACAACATGTCTGAGCGAGATTTTAGCGCGATGAACATCAACCTGCTTTGCCCTGTTGTCGCCAGCGTTCCAGGTGGGTTGTTGAATGTCATGCCGGTGTGCTGCGTCAGTCCTGCAGCATTACGGAGCTGGCGAGCTGCAGCAGAAAAGCATGAGCAGGCATCGCTGTTATTGAACATCGTCGAGCTGAAATCCGACTCGGCAGGAATGCTAAACGGGCGGCCAGTTGCTGTCGATTACGGAACTTACTGAGGGGTAACACATGGCTAACTTTCTGTCTGTAACCGGCTGTCAGCACCTGGATGAGGGAGCGAAACGGATCTACCACCTGACCAACAAGACTTCGGTGATCGAGTATCCGCGTTTGCCTGTACGTTCTCGCTTTCAGTTCTATGACCCACGCGGCAATAAGGTTCACACCAACGCCGAACGCGTCGCGATGAAACAAGCTATTGAGCGTCATAAAAAACTCTGGAGGTTCGAATGAACAAAGATAACAGCATTGAAATCATCGGGTGCTTTACCAGCGGCACCTACATTGCCCGATACCAGGGTAAACAGGCCAGCAACACCGCCAGCGCAAAAGGCGCTGTCCATCGGCTGGCGGGCAAGATTTTTGGCCCCCTGCAACGTGTGACAGTCACGCGGATCAGCACCGGCCGGGAACATGCGGCCGGCACTTTTCGGGTCACTGTCGATGAAACCCAAAAATGCCGCCGTTGTGGCTGCACCTGGCGCAATGCGTGCGCCGGGGGGTGCCACTGGGTCAGCCCTGATTTGTGCAGCGCGTGTGTCGATTCAACGGATTCCCCGGAGGTAACCGATGAGCAATGAAACCCTGAACATTCGCCAGCAGTTCGCCAGCGCAGCTATGCAGGCGCTGGTGATTAGCGGCCTGAATACCGGAGCCTGGGCCGATTATGCCGATATGGCTAAATCAGCCTACAACATGGCCGATGCCATGCTGGATGCCGATCTGCTGACGAACTGCGTCGAGATCAAGCTGCAGTCGGCCAAATACCCGTATATCCGCACTCACAGCGGCCACCATTTTTATTATCAAGCCATCAGCCAGGATGCGATTGAGATCGACGACATCGCGCAAGCGCTGTCGAACATCTGTCGCTTTGCCGGTCATTTGGATGATTTCTACAGCGTGGCGCAGCATTCCGTGCTGGTCAGTCGCCTGGTGCCGCCGGAATTGGCGCTGGAGGCTCTGCTGCACGATGCCTCAGAAGCCTACTGCCAGGACATCCCGGCACCGCTCAAGGCACTACTGCCGGACTACCGCGACATAGAGGCATTGGTCGATAACGCTATCCGCTCTTTGTTTGGGCTGCCGCTGGAGCATAGCCCCGAGGTTAAGCACGCGGATCTGGTCATGCTGGCGACCGAACGGCGCGACCTGGGCATTGATGATGGCGACAAGTGGGACATTTTGGACGGCATCGCGCCGACTGATGCGTTTGCCATCCATCCACTTAACCCACGCCAGGCACGCCAATTGTTCATTGCCCGATTTAATGAGCTGTGGCGCATCCGGGTTGAGCAACGCCGGCAAGAGATTTTTGGGGATACAACACCATGAAAAATGTCCTGCGCAAAACCAGCGCCAAAGACTTTAACCGGCGTTTTCCGGTGGGTTCGCGGTTTCGCTACTACCCCGTTGTAGGCGTGCCTGACTGCGAAGAAGTGGTGACGCGCTCTGTGGCCTGGCACCTGCAGAACGGTAAGACCGTGGTGCGGGTCGAGGGCAAGATTGGCGGCGTTTCTGTCTACCGTCTGGAGCCTCTGGAGGCCTTCCATGAAGTACCCCAAGGGCAGCGTGGTTAAGTTGCCGCCCCGGCCTGGCCGGGGCGTTGTTCTCAACGTGTTCCCAATGCCGGATGAGCGATTTCGTTACGGCGTCGAGTGGGACAGCGGCTCTTACCAGGTCTACGACGAGAAAGAGATCCAGTGGGCGACGGTTGACCGCCCCAAAGTGTACGGGAGTTTGGTATGACACCTAACGCGAAAGGCCTTATCGGGGCCATCAAAGCCGGCCAGGCGTTCCTCGGGATGGATGACGACACCTATCGTCAGATGATTGCCAGGGTCACCGACGGTAAAACCTCCTGCCGGCAGTGCTCGCTGGACGAGCTGCAGCGCGTCAGGGAATACCTGCATCAGCAGGGGTTCCCCCGCAAAACCGCCCGGCACGGACGCCGGCCGAAGGTTGCCCGCTCACGCGAAGCCATCCTGGCCAAGATTGAGGCGTTGCTGGCCGAGGCCAAGCGCCCCTGGAACTATGCCGAGGGGCTGGCGGCGCACATGTACCAGCAGCATGTGCTGGAGTGGCTGACCGTCGAGCAGCTGTCTGCGGTGATGAAGGCGCTGATCATCGACGCCAAACGCCGCAAAAACAGGAGTAAGCCATCATGAAATTTAACGAGATCAAGCCCGATTTAAGCCAGGTTGAAGCGCTGTTGCCGTCGGTGGTCATTGAGCTGATCTCACTGATTGGCTACGCCAAGACCGAGGAAATGATAAGCCACCTGGGCGGCATCACCTTCAAGGTCGGCAAGTCCGTGCGTAAAAAGGGCAACCGGCGCGGCGAGCTGCTGGTCGAGCTGCTTGGCAAGGAGACGGCCGCTATCATCGAAAAGCATTTTGGCAGCGAGCCGGTGTATATTCCGCGCTGTGACAGCGCGTTGCGTGAGTGGCGTAACCGCCGTTTCATCGACGAGCACAACGCCCTGGTGGCGGCCGGTGAAAGTTCCCGGTTTGCGCGCATCACGCTTTGCCCCAAATATGGCGTGACTGACAGGTGGGCGCAAAAGCTGTTGGCTGAGCGACAGGTATCGTCACAGCAATTAGATCTGTTATAGTAAATTTGCCTGATATCAAAGGGTGACGAACACCGTCCCCGCTTTGAAAAACTCCGTTTTAATCATACTGGCACCATCTTTCACCGGATGGTGCTTTTTTATGATTACCCCCGAACAGTTACGCCGTGCAGCCAGGCTAACCCCCGCAAATGTGTCACGCTGGCACGCGCCTATCACGTCAGCGATGGCTGAGTTTGGCATTGATACCCCCAAACGGCAGGCGGCGTTTCTGGCGCAGGTTGGCCATGAGAGCAACAGTTTCACCTCGCTGTCCGAAAGCCTCTACTACACCGACGCCCGCCGTATTGCGACCATCTTTCGCACCGGCTTTGATCTCGATGGCGACGGCGTGGTTGACCCGGACGAAATCGAGTTTGCGCGCGGCTACGTTCGCCGCCCGGAGAAACTGGCCAACCGTGCCTACGCCAACCGGGGCGGCAATGGCCCAGAGTCATCCGGGGACGGCTGGCGCTATCGTGGCCGTGGGCTGATTCAAACCACCTTCAAGAACAATTACCGCGCCGCTGGCAATGCCCTGGGGCTTGATCTGCTCGGCAGTCCTGACTTGTTGCTGCAGCCGCTACCGGCAGCACGTTCTGCCGCGTTCTTCTGGTGGTCGAACAATCTCAACAACTACGCCGACAGCGGTGATTTCAAGGGGCTGACGCGCCGGATCAACAGCGGGATGTTGGGAATGGATGACCGTCTGGCCCGTCTGAAAGATGCCGAGGCCGCCTTATGTCCGCGCTGATAAGAACGCTGTTGCGCCGCCTGGGCGAACTCATCACCAATCCGGCCACCGGCCGCTTGTCCACCTCGGACACCATGGTGTTGGGTGCGTTCCTGGTGGCGTCGTTCGTAATTGTCTGGGTTACGGTGACCGGTCATTTGGAAGAGTGGCACCTGGCCGCCTACCTGGGCGCGTTCGTTTTCCAGTCTCAGGCGTCGAAATTCGCCGCCATCAAGCGAGATAAGGCCAAGCTGGAGGTGGGCGATGCTGTTAACCCTCAGACTGGTGCTTAGTCACCTGCAAACCCATTTCCTTTCCTATCTGCTGGCGCTCGGCGTCGGCGTTGGTGCCTATTACCTGGGGCAATCTGCCGGCCGCGCTCAATTGCAGGGCGACCTGACGAAAGCCAAGAACACCATTGGCCAGTTGGCTGCGGATAAGTCTGAGCTGAATGAAGCACTGCGCCAGCAGGCCGAGCAGCACGCCCTGGCCATGGCTAAAGCGCTGCGCGATCTGCAGGCGGCGCAGCAGCTCGGCGACAAGCTCTCCCGTGAATTGGAGCAGAGCCAATCTCACCTGCAGGCAACGAAAGACAAACTCAAGAAGGCGATTGACGATGCGGTTAAAAACGATGTGGGTTTTACCGGCATTGGCCCTCGCGGGCTGTGCCTCTACAACGCCGCCCTCGGCTATGCCGATTGTGGTCAACACTTGCCCAACACCGCCGGCGGCCTTACTGGCCATTCCGCCAAAGCCCCCAGCAGCGCAGGCGGACTCTCCGCCGGTGGTCTCATCCGGCACAGCGCCGACTATGGCGCCTGGTGTCAGTCCTTAGAGGCTCAGCTGCAGCAACTTAATCAATGGTACGCCGGGAGGGAACAATGACCCTTGAAATGGCGTTTAACATCGCAATGGGCCTGTTGATGGGCCTGTTCGGTGGTCTTTTTAAACATCTGTTTGCCGAGCTGAAAGACCTGCGTAATGGCCTCCAGGCCATCCGCACGGAATACCAGCGCCGGGACGATGCACAGCGAAACAATGACCAGTTACTGGACTTGTTGAAGGATGTAAAACGCAGCGTCGAACACATCGACCAGAAACTAGACCGCAAAGCGGATAAAAGGAGCTAATCATGGGCCGACGCGCATCGCGCTACCGCCGGGGGCCGGCAACGTCTGCCGAAATGGCGTTGCTGTCTGAAATCAATCAGCGCCTGGCGCGAATGGAGAGCAGCCTGGATGACGTCAAGTCCTCGGCCATCCGCCAGGGCGCTATCGCCGGCGCGATCACCGGCAGCGTCAGCGGCGGCCTCGTGTACACCACGATTATGTTGATCAAGGCAAAACTGGGGGTTGGCTGATGGCATACCCGCCAGAGACGCGCGACCGGTTACGCCGGGCCTATGTATTCGACGGCCTTTCACTGGAGGTGGCGGCCGTGCAGTGCGGTGTCTCTTACGGGACGGCGCAACGCTGGAAGAACGACAGCAAAGCCGCCGGCGACGATTGGGAGACGCTGCGCGGCGCGCGTATGCTCGCCGGCGGCGGCCTGGAGGAGCTAACCCTGGCCATGTTCACCGGCCTGGTGGTGCAGTTCAAAACCACCATGGACAAGCTGGCCTATGACGATGTGGACATTAAGCCGGAAGACCGCGTGAAGCTGCTGGCCAGCCTGTCGGATGCTTTCAACAAGGCTGTCGCCAGCAGCAAGCGCGCCATGCCGGAGGTGTCCCGCTTGGCCATCGCGCTGGAAGTGATCCAACTGCTGGCCGCGTACATCAAAGACAATCACCCCCAGCAGTTGCAGCCGTTCGGCGACCTGCTGGAGGGGTTCGGCAAAGAGATAGAGAGGATTTATGGCTAGGATGATCCGTATTCAGAGCCATCACTACGTCGCCTATAGCGCGATCGAGGATATGCACGTAGACAGTAATCGTCACGTCAAAGTGCTGCTGCGGGACGGACGCATTGTGCTGGCTGAGCAGGAGCACAACCAGACCGCGTGGCAGCGCCTAGCGCAGTTGGTGGATGAGGTGAATATCGCCAGCGCGAGTGATGCGCCTGGCTCACTGCAGTAAGGGCCACGATGAGCAAATTAAGCAGCAGGGATTTTCTCAAAGAGCTGGCGATGCTCAAGCATGTGCTGCGCGCCGATATCCAGGCACACAGCACCGGACTTGACACCTCGCCAGAGGCCATCAACGCCCGCCGGCGCAGGGTACTGTCCGGCGACTTCACGTTTTTTGCCTACACCTATTTCCCGCATCACATCCGGGGCGAGCAATCCCTGTTCCATGCGCATTTTTGCACGCGCTTTCCGCAGCTGCTGACGCGCCCCGGCGGTGCGGTCGAATGGTGGATTGCCCCGCGTGGTGAAGCCAAATCCTCGCTGCTGACCAAAATCGGCCCGGTCTGGTGCGCCGTTCAGGGGTTGCATCAGCATGACGACGTTCGCGCGGCGCTCGGCTTCACCGACGAGCGGCCGGCCTTCATCGACTACATCATCTTGCTCGGCGCGGAGACCAAACTGCCGACCAAGCTGCTGGAGGTGGTAAAAACCGAACTGACCATGAACGCGGCGCTGATGCTGGATTTCCCGGAGGTCTGCGGCCGCAGCGGACAATGGAAGATTGGCGAGTTCACTACCCGCACCGGCGTGAAGGTCGAGGCGTTCGGTGCCGAGCAGGCTATCCGTGGTACGTTCCACGGGGCCAGTCGCCCCAAATTGCTGCTGGGCGATGACCTGATCACCGATGCCGAGGCCAAATCCCCGACCGAGCGCGAAAACCGCTGGAACTGGATTTCAAAGGCCATCGAGTACCTGGGGCCGCCGGACGGCTCTGTAAAATACCTGGGCGTCGGCACCGTGCTTAACAAAGACGACCCTATCAGCCGAGCCAAGCGCACGATTGGCCATGTGGTTCACCACTTCCGCGCCATTGTGACGCTGCCCACGCACATGGATTTGTGGGAACAGTGCCAGGAGAAGATGCTCAACGACGACAAGCGCGCCGAGGAACAGGCGGCCGAGCTGGGCCTTGATCTTCCCCAGGACAAGCTGCCGTCGTACAAGTTCTACCTGGCGCATCAGGTGCAGATGGATGATGGCGCGGTCACCAGCTGGCCTGCGGTGCGTACCCTCTACTGGTTGATGCGTCAGCGCGCCAAGAACGGCAAGGCATTTGCCACCGAAATGCAGGGCGACCCGCGCACGGACGAAGACCGGACGTTTATCAACATCCAGTTCTTTACCCAGCGCTGGCGCGACTGGCTGATTTTCGGTGCCTGTGACCCGTCGATGGGCGTCGGCGAGACCAGCGACCCCTCGGCAATTCTTGTGGGTGGCTGGGACAAGCAGCGCAGCCGGCTGCATGTGATGGAGGCGGAGATCAAGCGCCGTGTACCTTCCAAACTGGAGGCCGACCTGATTGCGATGCAGCGGCAATTCAGGTGCCTGGCCATCGGATTTGAGAACAACAACGCCTACGAGCACTCGCGCTCGACGTTCATCAAAAATGCGCTGCGCCAGAGCGTGGCGCTGCCGCTCGTGGGTGTGACGGCCAAAGTGCCGCTGGAAGTGCGCGTCGAAGGGCTGGAGCCGTATATCAACGACCAGCTCAACCCCTCTATTTTGTTCAACCCAGGTCTGACGCTGTTGATGTCGGAGCTGGAGACCTGGCCAGAGCCGCAGACCGGTCACCACTATGACGGGCTGTCGGCGCTGCAGCTACTTTGGATGATTGCCGTTAGCCGCGGCGCAGGTTCGTTCGCCTGGGAGCCGATACCGCGCCGCGAGACGTCCCGGTACGGCGGCGATCATTTTCTTGATGATGACGACGAGCCGGACTACGGCGGTCGCGGTTTATGGTGAAAAAAATGGTTCAAATTGTCGATGTCAACGGGAAACCGATCCGCCGCGATGTGCTGCGTGAGCCGCAGTCATCCCACGTGGCTGCACTGGCCGGTCTGTATGCCGAGCACCCCAGCCAGCGGTTGACGCCCCAGCGCCTGGAGCAAATTCTCAACGAGGCCGAGCTGGGCAACCTGCAGGCCCAGGCCGACCTGTTCACCGATATGGAAGAACGGGACGCCCATTTGTTTGCCGAGATGCAAAAGCGCAAGCGCGCGCTGCTGACCATTCCGCACGAAATCACGCCGCCGCCCAATGCCACACCAGCAGAGCAATCGGATGCGGCCTGGCTGGCGGAGTACATCACCGAGCAAGACGGCTGGGAGGATTTGATCATCGATATGCTCGACGCCATCGGCCAGGGGTTCAGCAACATCGAGATTGAATGGCAACAGCTCGGCCGCGAGTGGTTCCCGAAGGCGTTTAACCACCGGCCGGCGTCCTGGTTCGAACTGGCGCGGGACAATCAGGATCAGCTGCTGCTGCGAACCGATGACGGCATGGGCGCGCCGCTGCAGCCGTTCGGCTGGATACAGCACCGCCACAAGTCGCGCAGCGGCTATGTTGCGCGTGCGGGGCTGCTACGCACCCTGTCATGGCCGTATGTGTGCCGCAACTTCGGCACTCAGAGCCTGGCGGAGCTGCTGGAGATCTACGGTATCCCGCTGCGTATCGGTAAATACCCGGAGGGCATCGGCAAGAAAGAGAAAAACGAGCTGATGCGCGCCGTCACCGAGCTGGGGCGCTATGCCGGCGGCATCATTCCCAAGGAGATGGAAATCACGCTGCATCAAGCCTCTAACAGCTCGCATGAGCCGTTTATGGCGTTGGCTGAGTGGGCGGAAAAGTCTATGTCCAAGGCCATTCTGGGCGGTACGCTGACCACGCAGGCCGACGGCAAGACCTCCACTAATGCTCTGGGCGTGATCCACAACGAAGTGCGTCACGATCTTCTTTCGTCAGACAGCCGTCAGTTAGCCATGACGCTGCGCAGCGACCTGTTCTGGCCGCTGCTGGTGCTCAACCGCCGGGCAAACGCCGACCCGCGCCGAACACCGCGCATCAAGTTCAAGGTGCCTGAACCCCAGGCACCCGAACCTGTCGGGGCAAGTCGCACCGTGCAGGTTAATTTGGGCGCGCCGGCAGCGCCGACGCCGGCACGCAGTTATAATTCCCAGGTCATTGCCGCGTTAGTGGCCGCCTTGACCCGCAAACCCGGTGCGGATGACACGCAAACCGGGATTGATGAGGCATTAACGGCACTGTTAAGCGGCAATAAACCCGCTGAGGGGCTGATTGCCATGTTGCAGCCGGCTATCGCTGCGTTGTCCGGGGAATTGGACGAGCAAAGCCTGCTGGGTGCGCTGGCTGATGCGTTCCCTCAACTCGATCCGACCTTACTGCAGGCTAACCTCGGTGATACGCAGACCATCGCGCGCCTGATTGGCCTGTATGCCCAGCAGGAGGGGCAGTAATGCCAATATCAAAGGCAGAAATCAGCGCGCTGTTCGGCATGAAGCCGGAAGCCGCGCTGCGTTACCTGGAGAACAAGGGGCTACGCATCCGAACTGATGCCGACGCCATGCAAGCAGTGGATCATGCGCACGCATTCGGCTTTGCTAATCTGGCCCGCCTGGATATTGCCCAGGATTTGGTGAACGGGTTACGCGAAGGCCTGGCCGCCGGCCAGACGCCGGAGTGGTTCGTTAAGAATCTGGAGCCGGTACTACGTAAAAAGGGTTGGTGGGGCAGCGAGGAAAATATCGACACCGATACCGGCGAAATCACCACGCGCCAGCTCGGCAACCCG